ATAAGTCAGTATCAGATTTGATATGACTTTGTTTCGCACTTTCTGTCCCAGATTTAGCTTGATCGAGCTGGGCATTAGCCATGTTCATCTGAGCTTTGGATTGTTCGACTGCAATCTGAGCTTCTAGTAAAGCCACTTCTAATTCGGCTTTCTTTTGAGCCAGAGGATCGGGTTGGGGCTGGTAATTCTCAATTTTCTCTGCCAAATCAGGCATCTTGCGAAGTTTGGCGATGTCACTCAGGATCATCTTTGAAAGATCTGGATCCATGTTGTTACCCATGGTTTGCAACATGAAAGCTAATTGCTCAGCCTTGTTGTTGTCCTCTTCAGCGGTACTGATCGACAGGGTCAGATCAAAATTACCTGGAAGGTCATCCTTACGGATCTTCACAAACTCCTCGTTTGTGACCCGCACGGTCTCCTCTTCAGATAAGAACTCAGCATTCATGCTGATGATCTTCCTGCCGATTTGAACCATCCCTTGAGCCAAACGTCTGAGGATCCCAAGCTCACGCTTTGAGGCTGCATCTAAGGCTCCCCGTACGCCTGCGGAAACATCCCCAAGAGTTGCACCGGATACGCCCTGTGAGTAGCTCTTAACCCCTGTAATCGACTCAGCTTCCATGTTCTGGAGCTGCAGCATGAACTGTGCTGACTGGGGAATCTCGGGATATACGTGCATATACATCCCCTGCCTTGGATCGATGTTCACGTTGAACTCGTAATCCAAGCCCTTATCGAATTTGCGTCGATTTGTGGGATCTAGTGCGTCTTTTCGTATACCGGACTGACCATTGGCTGATTTACCCATCAAATCAATCATGCCTCGGGTAACAGCACCTGCAATCTTCTGGTTATCTTCTAGCAGCGCCCCATCGGGCTCTCCGTACACACCTCGACGTACAGGCAAGTACTGCACCACCACAAAAGGAATCTGTTTATCTGGGTATGGGTTCTCTTCCAAGCGAATTAGGATGTTTCCAACCCAAGCAGCTACAAATGGCTTCACAATTCCCGTGCCATCGATGTCCCAAAAGCCCCAGTACTCATACACCACGAATTTTTTACGTGGCTGGTCGCTAAAATTGAATGTTTGTGTGCCCATGGTAGATGCATGATCGGGCTCACCTAGGATGGAGCTGTTAGTCACATTAATGTTGTCTAAATTCTTGTACTTTCCGTCCTTTCTTAACTCAGCCAAGTTGGATTCAAAGCTATACACCACAAATCCAGCACGCTCGATGTTGCCCATACAGGTGGGGTCAATGAAGACGTTGCGGTAATCACACACTTCTAGCGTAGGGTGGTTCTTAACCGTACGCATTCTTTTTTCTAAGGTGTAACCCGTGACCACAGCCTCAATGGGCTGGCCTTGCTGCATGGTTAAGTCGTGTGCTTGTTTAATTTCGTCTGGTACATCGGTGTCGTACTGGCTAGGAGACTCGGTATGTAGCTGCATCAGGTATTGATGAAGCTCTGCTACCTCAGGGTTAACCCTAAACTCAACTGTGGGTACTTGCTCTTCATATTCTTCTTCGTAAAAACACCAACCTACTCGGGTAATGATGGTGCCTTCATCGACTCCTGTACGTACATACTCATCAATGAATCGGGTCTTATCAATTTGGGTATTAAATTGGTGAGCTAAGACTAGCTGATTCTGGTAGGCCGCCTTCTTATCTTCCCAAGTGATGGGGTTGACATTAAAGACATCATCGGTAGAGAGAAATGGCTCAGATAATGCCGCATATCGCCACTCCGCTTGTTTACGGATTAACTTTGGCACCATCTTAGAGTTACCGTCTGCAGCTTTAATCTTTGCCGTACCCGTGACATTTAGATTATCTAACCAAACAGCCACCTTAGTAACTTGGGCATCGTGATATGAACGGGAATCTTCTAAATCCTGCTTTAAGTCGCGGATATTAGGCGCATTTTTCCATTTGGTTAATGGAGCATTCTCTACGTCCGTATTTATCTGCTGACCATTCATATTCATATCTTTCCCAGTATGTATATATAATGCCTATGTTATTACTATTTTAATAGATTATTACTATTTATAATAATTCTCTCCATTATCTCATCAATGGGTTATTGATTATTAGGAATTAATAATGCTGAAAACCTACATTAATACTCAAATATGTCAGGGCTCTCCCATGACATTGGGTGAATATAATAAGTTGAGGGGATGGAAGATGCCAAAGAATCAAGATCCAGATTCTCAGGGCTACTTTGTATATGTCACGGAATACTTGACTCAAACTTGGATAGCTAAAGATCAGTTTGAAGCCAACAGCATCGAGGTCGATGAGGCTGAAGGAATGCGCCCCTTTGAGCAAAGAGTCCTAGCTGAGCGGGTAGCATTAAATGACAAGCTAAATAAGCTTCTAGACTTTACCCGTCAACCTAACTTCCTAGCGGTTGCCTATAGCGAGCGTGAACTGCTTATCGCTCAGACTCGAGCCATGACCGCTTACTTAAATAAATTGGATAAGCGTATTGATTTGTTCTATCCCTACGACTCAAGCCGATAAAAAATAAGCCCTAATTAAAGGGCTTTGTTTTATACCCAGCCATTCCTTTGCAAGTTTGTACTCTGGCTTCCCTGATCGACTCTGAGGTTACTTAACTCAATGGCTTGGCAGGCTTGCTCATACTTAGCAGCATAGTTATTGCCCATATTCATCTCCCCTTGACCCGAGCCAATTGGATTCATAATCCTCGAGGCAATGAAGTACAACAAGGGTTCCAAGTAACTATCGGGCAGATCAATCTCCACATCCTCAGGCGAATCAATATCATCATCGGCAGTTAGGATGACATGGTTTGCCCGATACACCACAGTTAAATATGTAGTACGCAACCATGTTGGTAGATCAATGGATTCTGTGACTAGATCCTTGTGAATCCTTAGGCTATTGAAAGCTGGGGTAAATACCGAGTACTTATCACTCTCGTTGTTTAGCCTTAGCTCCCAATCCAAATCAGTTAACACTCGCTCAACCTTTAAGATGTCATCCTTAAAGGGAGCAGACGCTGTATCTTGGATGGTACGAATAGGAACAAATGAAGCCAGCCCATTCACAGCATAGCTACTTTTTAAGGGGTAATTAATCACCCCCGCTGTGAGCTTGAGAATGAGGCGATTCTCTTTAATTGTGAATCTTTTATGAAGCGCAGTTAATCCAAGGTTAACGTGGGAGACTAATTGCAGGTAAGAGGCTTGGTTAATCTCCCCTGCCGCAGCCCCCCCGAGACTAATCTGTGAGAGTTCACCGTGGGTAAGTTGAGCAAAGATTTCTGCGAGTTTCATAACGAGTCCTTAAACAATGTATGAGGCCATGCGATCAGCCACTTCTTCGGTGATTTCTAACTCCCACATCCCGTGGTCTTTACTAGACGGGGACATCGGGGCTTCGTTACTTGGCTTCCAAGGCGTGAGCGAGGCAAGCTGCGAAATAGTGTCTAGGAAGTCATCGTGCTTGGCTCGCATCCCACCAGCGGAGACCAGACTCAACTCATTCATGGCCTCTAGCATTGCAGGCTCGAGCTTCCTTTCAATAGGAAAGAACATCTTGTGTGACTTGAACATCGGCACCATGGTATTGAACCTGACCAGCTTGTTCGTGTTGGGTCTAATCCCTGGCTTAGTGTCATTCCCATCTGAGGCCAGAGCGAAGTAGTTATTCCTCTCCATCATCTGGTTCTGGATCCACTGAATGAAGCCTGCTTGCTGACCTGAGACTTCGACCCCTACGCTCTGAGGCTTGTACTCCTGAGCGAGCCTGAACAGATCATCAATGTTCCTGTCCATCAACTGGCGCTTGCAGACCCCATCAACCCAGAGCCAATCGCCAATGTTGTTGTACGCCCAGACGCTGATCACCGAATAATCAGCCCGTTGCTTTTCTGATACGGCAAAGTCTGTGGTGATATAAAAATTAAACCGTGCTCGGTTCTGCAGCACATTAGCCAGCTTGTACCAACAGATGTCACTGTCTTGGATCATCCGATCCTCATCCGACATAATGCGTAGCATCAGCTCTTGGTTAAAGGTATCGACCTTGCCGAGCTTGATCGCCAAGTCGTACTGGGTCTTGACATAGTCATAGGTAAAGCGATCAGGCCAACTCCCGCGAAACTCTTCCCTTGAGCACGGGTACTGCTCACACACGGGGAACACGTTGACTGCCCATGCTCCCGACTCGACTGCCTTATACAAAGGATCCTTGGCATTAAAAGGTGTACCTGACCAGATGATCATGTTCTTGGTTGGGTGCAATGCATACGTCACAGCCTTATAGACTGTATCTTCCACGGCTGAGATCACAGTCACCGATCTCGCATCCTCATCACTAATCAAGTCATCAAGGACAGCTAACTGTGGGCGTGTGCCTAATTCCTTGGCTCCCCGCACGCCAGTTTTTGCTCCGTAGCCTTTTACAATAAAGAGCTTGCCATCAACGTTCTCAAACTCCCAACGGATATCTGTAAAGCGAATCCTTGGAATGTATTGCTTTAGAAACTCCGAGTTCTCCCATCTGAACTCCAAGTTCTTTCTCATGTTCTTGACCCCGTTCTCAATCGAGTCAGAGACGTACAGCGCCAGATCAATCTTGCCAAATCCTGGGATCTCACCGTAGACTGCCACATAAAGAAACAAGTACTCACCCATCACCGTGGTCTTAGCAATCCCACGATGGCACAAGTTCACCACTCGCATCCCACCTTCGGTAAGCGTGTCCAACATTCGATAATGAACCAGTGGGGTTTGATGCTCTTCACCTTGCTCGCCATTCACTAACTTAATGAAGGTAACAAACTCCAAAGCAAAATCACTTGGCACATAACCAAGGGGTACTTCGTAAGTCGTGGCGTTGAGAAACTGTTCAACAGTCCACGGCGCTAATACTTCTGCTTTGGGGTCACTCATCCAGCAAGACTCATACCCATATGGCTACCCCATGCTTTGAAAGCATCCATATTAGGTTGATTGGTTTTGGGCATATATTGACTCACCATCTGTGGCATTAGCGGTTGGCTTTCCACGTTGATTCGGGGATCTCTCATATCATTTTCTGCAGCTGACTCCCCATAGTTCAAATCTGATGGACGAACTTGGGGCCGTGGCAGTGCTCTTCCAAAGTTAGACCACCTATCGGGTCTTCCAAAGTAAGCAGGGATTTCTAGGGGTATACCTTGAGTGTCTGCTGGTGCGCTCACTGGATATGCCGTAGCAACGGGCTCACGCATACTCGACATAGCTACAGGAGTTCGGGCAACCCTTGCATAGCCTGCGTTATCAGGCATCCTACCCAACACCTCATCGCTATAACGAATCGTGTCAGGAGCGTTAGGATTCCTTGGGTCAGACACAGCTTCCCCATTTCGTGCCTTATTCATAGCCCCCGGCCCACCGTAGTAACCCACAGCCGTTAAGCCATGGTTTCCACCTGAAAGCTCATTGAGGTGTTTGATATACCTCAACCCCGCTCGGGAATTATGTTCATTATCATTAATATCCCAACCCGGATCTGCCATGGCATCAAAAGTGGGTTTAATAACCTGCATTCCCCCAACAGCCCCAGCATTGCTGGTTGTTGTGTTGGCTCCACTTCCTGACTCTTGCCCGTAGATGCTTCGAGCCAATGCAGCCAAGGGCCCTGTCATTCCTTCACGGGAAAGATAATTTTCAAACAACTGTGCTCGGGTAGGCTTTGCCATTAGTGGATCTCCTTAGCTTGGACATCAATAACCATTAACTTACTGTGTGCCACTTGCTGAGCATTCATCATGCCCGCCTCGACCATGAGCCGCTGCTGCCTAGATAAAGCCAAGGTGGTCTCCCTCAACGCTGCAATCGAGCTATCTTCCCGCACCCCAATCTCCAACTCCACTTTCTGAGTCTCGGGCATCTTCAGGTGCGTCAATAGACTATTTGCTGCATCGCAGCGAACCTTGTCAGATTTAGAGGTAATCATCAGATCGGCCTGAACATTCAAAGCCTTCTGATATAAATCTTGGTTTAGAACATAACTAGGGATTAATGTCTGCTCAAAGATTAGATTCACTAACTTGGATTTATTATAGGCAGTGACATAACTAGCAATATCTTTAGGCGTAACACCCTGAGCCAAGAACCTATTATATTTGTCCGTAAAGGTTTTAATATAAGCCTCGATATTCGTGGCTCCCATTAACTTATGGCTCACATACTTAATGGCTTCAATATAACTAGTAATCTTAAACCTGCCATCTGACATGACACGGGTATAGGACAATAGGTTATCCCTATAAGCCTCGAACATCTCTGGATCAGACAAGGTGGTATTAACCTGATCAATCAGCTCTTGATTAACAGACTTCTTAACTTTATCAGGAAGCACCTGTTTAAACTGTTCGACAGTTAATACCGACATAATGTTTATATCCAAGAGGATTATATAAAGACATTATATGGGATTAGCAATATTAGTGATAATTAATAACATTCACCAATACTCTATTATTTTTATAATAATTTTTTAGAGAAAATTAATTAGGGTTTTGATAGAAAAAATAAAATGGGTATGAGTGTAGGGCTGAGGCAGCAAAGACGAAAAAAGGAAAGTACCCCCCCTACCTTTCCTTCTGTAGGAATTACCTAGCCCCAGCTAGGGAGGAGAGCAAGCTCGACTCCTGCCTCTCTAACTCAGAGCGAGTTGAGTTCAGTTAACTACATGGCTACGCCAATGATAAGGATGAATGGTCATCCACTATTCATTGGAGCTACATCATGTGTGATCTTGGCGGAACTATCAACCCTTGTGATATGCCTTTAATACTCAACATTACTGTTGGGTTTGGAGTAGTAGTACTGGTTGGAATCACAGCACTTGTTATAGCTACTTCTATCTCCTTCCTTAAATCACTCCGTTCATAACGATACCAACCCATACCTTAACTGGTATGTGCTTGGTTCCCTTGCTGTTGGCTACGCCTATGTCGTAGAGATGTATCCCTAACCTTATTGGAGTTAATCATGCTTGAGTTCAAGAACATTAGTGAAGACGAGTTGCTTGAGTATGTTGCCTCTACTGAGGAGCGTATCAATAGCTTGGAAGGTCAGCTGGCTCATACCCAACGTCTGTTGGCTAAGTTAGCTAAGCAGGTCGAGGACATGGTTCATGCCGATGCTGAGAAGCATAGGTATGCCTAGTAATTACACAAGGTGTCATGTGACACCTTGCACTAATTTGGAGTTAATCATGGACGAAGAATATCCCGACACCTATGAGAACGAAGACTATATGTATCAGTATGACGGGGCCGAACATCCCGAAGATGCTGAGTATGAGTGCCAGCCATAAGACTAAAACTTGTAATACCACAGGGTGTCATTCGACACCTTGTTCTCATTTGGAGCATCACATCATGTATGCACTTACACCTATTCAGATCGAAGAAGATAAAAGAGATGCAGCTGATGAGGCTGAGTATCTATCCAGAGAGATGTATTACTTCTGGAACCGTACAGATGGAGCTGAGGTAAATGCTTATTGCCTTGCTCTACTCAATGAACAAGAAGCTGAGTTGGCTGCTTATTTAAAACAAGAAGCGGAGATGCATGAAGCTTGGTGGGATGCCATATCGAGGAATGATAGATGAAATCCTATCTCCTTCTTGGAGCACTGATCCTAGTGCTCATCCTAGCCCTTGCAATAGCCCTCTCACAGTTCTTTTACTGGGTTGGGTTACTTACTACCCTTAGTGCTGCAATCGCCTTGTGCATACGTCTAAGGCCTTCTAAACCAATCTAAAGGAATTTGATATGTATCAGAAATCACCATCACGTAAGTTCTTAGATGTATCCATAAAACTATTAGCCGTAACAATCCTCATTGCTTGGGGTCTATTGGCTTATGACATAGCCAATGGTTCAAGACTGTTCTTCTAAAGATGCATACCCTTCGGGGTATGTGTTTCTTGTTTAAAGAGTATTCTCAACCCATCTTGGAGATTCAAATGATAAGAACTATCCGACACATCGCATACATCCTATGTACCGTCATCTCGCTGGTTCTCATCTTGGGAGCCAGTGGATGGGTTTTGGGTATATACACACAAGCAAACCTTCCTTTAGCTTACCGCTTAGACCCTTTCATATTCTTAGCTATGCTCCTATATGGCGTAGTGAAAGTTGAATCCTTTTACAGGCCGTTCCTCAAGCCATGGACTGTCAAATGAAAACCCATATAACTAAAGCTCTAAACCTCATATTCTGGATTCCTAAGGCTTACTGTTACTACAGCATCTACCTTGGTGTAATGTTCTTCATTACTCTGGAATCTTCACTTCAATACAACGCCTTGGTAACAGGCAACACCATCTCAACAAAAGAAGCTTTATTTAACCTAAGCATTGTAGGTTTGGTAAACACATCTAAATTTGTATTTGGACTACTTCTTATCTATGAAATCCAGAAGTATTACCGAGCCAAGCTCAAGCCAGTTACACAAGTCATTGCCTAAGAACAGATAACCCTCTTGGGTTATCTTTCTTTTTCTTATACCCTCCAAATAAATAGGGTACTAGGCGAGTTACTAATTCCATCGGCTAGACTGCAGACATCTGTTCCAAACCCCTGACCCTACCCTGCGATCTTATATATATACATATAGTATGTATATATATACTTAATAGTACTTATCTATACATTTATAGATACTTATAAGTACTTATATAAAACCCCATATTTACCTATAGGTTTACCTTCTCTTACATAAGAGGGCCGAAGGTATGGTTAGCTATGTTGATAGCTATGCGACATGAAACACTTGAGAAATATATGTCTTTATGACAATTGATCTAAAGCAAGCTTATATTCGGATCAATACATCAATTAGTGTATTTAAACTGCTTAATCATTAAATAACTATGTAGTAGTTTATATTAAGTTATCCTTACTAAGTTGATGGTGTACTCCGTACACTTCTGTGGTTATTAAACTAATAATTAATACGCACCACAAGAGCTTACTCAAGCACTTGGTATCACACACAACCATTCCCAGTCTTATCGATTCCCCGCGCAAGGCCACAAGCCCTGTGTCTTCGGTTCGGTACGTCTGTGCTTCGCTTCCACCAAGGCTCACGCCTCTGTAACGGCACAAATCCTGTGTCGTGTTCTTTCTCTCATACTGGAATCATCATGGCTTCAAACTATGCACGCGAACCAAGCACCGCAGCAGCTAAACAACCAGCTGCTGGTTTCATCAACCTGAGTCAGCCCTGTGAAGGTGGGCGTGAACACAAGGTGAGCTTCAAACCGCTCGACTTGACCGATCACATGGACAAGCAGATTTACGAGATGCTGCATAAAGATCTCGATAAGCTCTCCCCTGAGGAAGCTCAGAAGTTGTTAGATGCCCGTGCTACGAAATGGGTTCAGCAATTGACCGCCACATTCCGCTACGGTGGAGACAATTCCAAGGCTGTCAAGCCCGTGTCAACATTCAAGATCGTTGACTAGTGCCCAGAACCTATGACCCTTCGGGGTTGTAGGTTCTTTTTTATATCCACGAAGGCTCACGCCTCTGAAACAGAGCGCATTTCGTGCTTAAACCAAGGAGATAGACATGGCATTTGCATCAACAGAAACGCAGGAACGTGAGCTGGCTTGCGAGGTGTTAGTCATCATGGGCTACAGCATGGAAGAAGCTACCAAATACAACCAACTCGGAGCATTGAGGCTTATCCACTCACGCTTTAAAAGGATACGCAATAACAGTTTTGCTGTAACAAAACAGCTTAACGAAATGGTGGACAAGCTGGATGAAATAGCAATTTCACTTCCTTATTTTGCTAAACAAGAAGGAGATTGATATGAAATTACATATCGAAACCCAGACCCATGAGAACTACGGTGCTCATGATTGGGATGGTAAAGGTAATTGCCCGCAATATTGGAAAGCTAAAGGTGGGAACACCTACAGCTGCCCAATAGGTAGCAACTTTGACAATCTCCAAGATCTCGTTGATTACCTCAGTCCACAGGTCACTCACAACAGTGAGTACTGGCGTAGCTACGTTATTAGCTGGAGTGTTGAAGATGATGATTACATCACAGACTTTGAGAAGTTTCAGCTTGAATACGACGGGGAAATCCAATACCCAGTCAAACAACTTGAGCCTCTCAATGCAGCAGATCTGCAACAAGTCCGAGATGGGATTGCTATGTACGTTTCATACGCAAAGCTAAATCCGTTTTACCCAAGTGCAGAAGAGCTTTCAGAAAAAGCGTATCAGTAAACAAATCCAGTCTTCCTTCGGGAGGGCTGGGTTCTTTTTTGTATCCCTGCCTGTGCGGTGTGGGCTCACGCCTCTGTGTAGGGCGCTCCTGCCCTTCACAATGACAGTTAAGGGGTACATAGCATGGATAACTTTAAATTGATTGTAGCGGGCGGTAGGGACTACGAAGACTATGTGACTTTGCAGTTAGTCCTACTAGGAGTCGTGCAAACGATTCCAGGAGATCGACAGGTAAGCATCGTGAGTGGCATGGCCCGGGGCGCAGACAGATTGGGAGCCCTATTTGCAGAAGAGTTCCATGTCCCCTTGCACAAGTTCCCAGCAGATTGGGAGGCACATGGCAAGCGTGCAGGATTCATCAGGAACAGTGAGATGGCACAAGCAGCAGATGGGCTCATCGCATTCTGGGATAAGAAGTCTCGCGGCACAGCCCACATGATCAAAAGCATGGAGAAGCTGGGCAAGTTCGTCCACGTAGTTAATTACTAATCTTTGGAACAAGCATGGACACTTTGAAACAGATCTTCATGCAAGAGGCGAATGAAGAGAGATATAGCCGTAAGTTCATCGACGGTTATGTTTCTGATGACATCAGGGACAACCCTGATACTCAAGCCAAGATACAGAAAGGTGTAGAACTTCTGGAGAAGTATGCAGAAGGTAATTACTATGAATCCAAGAATAGAAGGATAGCCCAGCTTGAAGGGCTAGACTTTGAGACCTTGGTGACAGATATCTTCGTAGGTATCTGTTACTTCCAACAAGCAGAGATGTTGAGCTCGGTTGCAGCACAGATGGCAAGCAGGCTCAAGTTTAGTGACCGTGTTCAAGCAGTCACAACAGTCGCTGAGATACTTGCCATACTGTGTTTAACCGATGCCTTTGACATTGATAAGGTGAGTAAGTCAGCAAGCTTAACTGTGATCTCTCGGATCCCATTAAGCAGAAAGACACTGGAGTATGTACGCAACAGTAGCTACTTACCACCCATGGTCTGTAGCCCACTGGAGCTCACTAGCAACTATAGCTCTGGTTATCTTACCCACAATGATTCATTGATCTTAGGTCAAGGTAATCACCATGGTGGAGACATCTGCTTAGATGTTCTGAACCTAATGAACCAAGTTCCTCTAAAGATCAACACTGAGTTCTTATCTAGTGTTGAAGAGGAGCCTACGTTCGTCGCCAAGAACCAAGAGCAGATCAGTCTATGGCAAGACTTTAAGACTCAGTCTTATGGCTTCTACAGTCTCTTAGTCAACCAAGGTAATAAGTTCTGGTTAACCCACAAGGTTGACAAGAGAGGCCGTATCTATTCCTGCGGTTATCACATAACAACCCAAGGCACACCCTTCAAGAAGGCAAGCATCGAGCTCTTCAATGAGGAGCTTGTCACTGGCGTTCCACAACCATAAAGGACTATTCATGCAAACCTTCACAGGCTGGCAGTACTTACTCATTGATGTCTGTAACCAGTATGGTTTAGATAAGATGCTATTCGAGGAACGTATTACTTGGGCCGAGGCTAACTTGGATATCT